CATTAGTATCTACTTCCTCGTATACCGTAACGTTTCTACGATAGGTGGGTGTTCTTCCTACATTTGGATGTGGATCCCCATAAGGTTCAACTTCACAAGGAACTTCAATAGTTTCCTTCCATGATCTTACATATCCAGGATCATCTTCTGTACCTGGAATATACTCTTCACGATACTCACTTCTAAAACAAGTACGCTCGTGTGAATAACCTGCTTGATATTCACCTGCTGTAACAGGTACTGAAGTGAGTAAAAGAGCCGCAGCAAGTGCTAGTTTCATAAATCTCCTTTGTTTATAGTATAATTATAGCATAAAAAAGGAGGGTCGTAACCCCCCTTGTGCCAGTTTGTAATCAGTCTTCTGATGCTAGTGAAGCAAAGTAAGATAAGGTGTCTTCTGCCTCTACAGGAGGAGCAGCAGCTGCCTTCTCTCTAAATTCTGATACTTCCTTACCCCAATTCTGAGGTGTAACTTCTTCCTCTGACTCATCAACTACAACAGGTGCAGGTCGTGTACCTTTACCAAGTACAAGATTTAATCTTGCCTGTAGTTGTTCATAAGACTTGAAGTTTTTCTTATCTTCAAACTCAGAAAGTGAGTAGGATTGTTTCCAAATGTTTTCCAACTCTTCATCATTAAATCCACCTAAAGTGGCAGGTGCAGCGAACTCTGACTTATCATAGTTCCAGTACCCATCAACCTTTCTAATCTTTACCTTGAAGTCTGCACCCTTCCATAGATTAAATGGATCAAGTGGAGTCTCATCAGCAAATGCAGGTTGCATTGCTTCTACAAGTTTATCAAAGATCTTTTTACCATACTTGTAAAGGAATACTTTTCCTTCATTTTCTGGGTGTGCTGGATCACTTACAACATAAACATTACTGTAGTAAGATAGTTTACGTTTCTGTGCTCTAGCAGTTGACTTGTCAGACTCACGTCCACTATTCCAAAGTTCTCTGTTCAGTTCCCCAACGGGATCATTCTGACCTAATGTGGTCAAACTGTTCTCGATGTACCACTGACCACCAGGTCCTTTGAAGGAGTGTGACCAGATCTTTGCCCAAGGCATATCCTCTCCGTCTGGAGCAGGAAGGAAGCGAAGTACTGCGTACCCATTTCCTGATTTATCCAACTCAGGTTTCCATAGACGCTCATCAGCACCTGTGGTCTGAGGTTGATTTAACTTCTCAATCTCTTGCGTGAGTTTAGCAAGACTATTGCCAGCAGCACTAGCCTTTTTAAGTGATGCAAAAGACATAATTGTATTCTCCGTATTGAATGTGTAATTTGCTACTGAATAATCGTAGCATACTATTTAGGCTCTGTCAAGGTCTCTTTCTGCATTCTCTAACGTTAAAATCATAGCATCCATGCATGTTAAAAGAGTATCGTATCCAAATGCTTGTGACAATTGATTTATCTTATCCTTCATCTCTAATGCTTCTTTATCTTCCTTAGCAGCAAGTTGTAATCTAAAATAAAATGTCTTTTGTTTATCAATTAATTCTTTACACTCTTCAATATGTAAAGCTCTTTCTTCCTTACTCATACGAGTAAGTTGAGAAGACTTCTGTGCCAAAGCTTGATAGGTGTTGAATATGTCTTGTAAATTCTCTTGAACTTGATTTGAATTAAAGAAACTCATAGAGGTAATACTCCTTTGGATGTTTGTTTCATATAATTTAAGCGTTGTGCCTCATGCTTTAATCTTTCCTTTAAAGGTCTTGATATAAGTTTAGGTACAGTTTCCAATTCAATTTCATTCTCTTGGCAGTATGTAACTACTGCTTCAATATATGTAATTAATCCTTCACTTTTTAAAACTAAACGTTCTATCTCTGCAGAAAATTTAGTTGGTGTTAGGAAATTTTCATCCTCTTTTTTTTCTTTAGGCATGTTTTCCCCTAACAAATTCTTCAATGTAGGACTTAAGTAGTTGTAAATAGTCATCAAGATTGTACTTCTGAAATACTTGAACAGATCCCTCTTCGGTTGCGATGAGTGTGACAATTTTCTTAACCTCAATACCTGAACGTTCAAGGAACATCGCTGCGTATGCAGTTTCTTGAACAAAGTAATGTTCAATATAGTTCTCTTGCTTTTGTTTAGTTGATGTTTTGAAATCAATTACTGCCAACTCACCATCAAACTCTGCAATACAGTCTACACGACCAGCGAGTCCGAGGTAATGTGAGTAAAGGAAAGTCTCTAAGCAATGAATATTATCAATGCGATCAAAGGTATCCTTTGCTGACTGAAACATTCTAACAGATAATGGATTATTTTCCAAGTACCTGTCAAGATTTAATTCACCTTTGATATAATCTTCAGTGATACTATGAAATGCAGTACCTCTTTGTGTTGCTCTATTAGTAATACGATTTGCTTCATCTTCACCTACCTTCTTTCTCCAACCAGCGAAGAAAGCAGCATTTTTAAATGATGTGATTGAAGTAACGCTCGGATAATATTTATCAGCACCTGGTATAGGGTAATACCGAACACCATCTTGATTCACAGCTTCAACCTCAGGAACTTTGAGATTGACATCAATAAATTTAAACATTAACCAAATCCCATAGTAAGTTTGCTAATCAGATAAGATTTAACAAGTCCAGAGCGAACGATATCATCAATACCAAACTCTACACAAGTAAACTCCTTCATCTCTTGAAGGATGCTAATGAAATCAGATACTCCTGTCTTCTCATTCTCTCTAGTAAGATCAGTCTGAGTGATGTCACCACAGAACATTATCTTACAATCTTCACCTATACGAGTGATCATTGAATCGAGTTCATGGAAATTAAGATTACTAAATTCATCAACGATTACAATAGCATTATCGAATGTAGTACCACGAATAAATGAAGTACTCCAAAATGATATTGTGTCTTGTGCTTTCAAGTTGTCATACAACATTTCAAATGAATTGTCATCTGGCATACTAAACATGTATCGTATCATGTTCTTGTATGGAATTTGATAAAGATAAGACTTATCTTCATGATCTCCAGGAAGGAAACCAATCTCACGAGTAGGTACTAGAGACCTTACAATGTATATTTTATCATAAGCAGAAGATTCGTCAAGTACTTCTTGTAAAGCAAGATACATTGTGATAAAAGTTTTACCAGTACCAGCAGCACCATGAAGTAAAAGGTTCTGACCTTCACTATACTTTTCAAATATAATCTTCTGATTATCAGTAAGAGGTTTGATCTCAGTCATGTATGACTTATCAATCGGTTTCTTCCTCTTCATCATCTTCTTAGACATGGGTTGGAGTGGTGTGTTACCATTACCGTTTGTTTTCTTTCTTGCTCTTGGCATTATGTAAACCTCGAAAGATTAGCATGTGGATGATGTGATTGTACTTTACTCATCACCTCTTTAAATCCATCAGATTGTTTCGGTTTGCCGTACACAGCATCCGTAGCTTGATTACCAAAATATCTTTCTAACTCTGGATGATCTTCTTTAAACTGATCAAGCTTAGTCATTGACATAATATGTTCAGTAATCTCACCTGTTTCCTTGTGAATAAAATCATACGTAGGCATAATTGAAAAGTTCTGTTGTGGTTGTACTTTAATCTATCCGAATGCATGGTTGAACATCACCCCAATAATCTTCTTCTGAACATTCACAAGTATTTTCTTCTTGTGAACACCAACCAAGAGCTTCAGATGTGATAGGAAAATTACAGATGAAATGTTGTTTACATGTCAAAGCAATATCCATATGTTCCTTCTGTGTACCATGTGCAGATCGTAAATCTATGTAGTGAATCCATGATCGGACACTACCAGTCATATAGATCCTTGTAGGTGTTGCTAAAGGTAGTACCATTCTAGCACATTCTTTTGCAATTCCTGAGTCAAGCATCTCTTTATATAATTTCATTCCATCTACAAAATGCCTTTGCATCTTCAGTTGTAAATCTTGATCTAAAAAAGGATCTACAGCATCAATACTATTTTGTCTGTTCTTTGTATCCTGAAGACGTAGTTTAGGTAATGGTATCTCTTTACCTAACAGACTACTATCAGCATATCTCTGTGAAAATTCTTGATATGTAAATGATCTATGTCTTAGTATCTGTGCTGCTATTGCTCTAGTAGTATTAATTTCTAATGTCATATGTGCCTGTTCAAATACAGACCAGTGACCATGCTTAATACAGTACTTTAATAAACCAGCAAAGGAAGGGTTCTCTTGATTATTAGGGTTACTAACCCTCGCAATGTAACCAATGGTTTTCTCTGCATCAGGAGTAACAGAGATCAAACATACTTTACTCATGGATGTTTAAAAAATAAACGTGACAAAATAAAAAGACCATATGCTTTAAGGTATCCGATTGTTGCTAGTCCAAAGAGACCTGGCATCAACCAATTCCATATCCACATAATAATCAAAGGTTTAATAAACGCTGAGAGGAACTCACTAACAGAACGTAATTGTTCTTCTTGTTTAAGTTCCTCTTCTGTTTTATCTGTTTTGGTTTTATTCAAACCATCAAAATATATACTCATGTTAACTTTGTTGTATTGCTACGAGTTCTATTAATGATCGAGATAAATTTATCACCAGCGAAATGACCACCGAGACATACATCTATCTCATCACCATCCTTCCAGTTAACTTCACCATTCATTTTGGTGTGTTGCATTAGGACAGCAATCTTGTTGATTACTTCTTCAGTTAGTCTCATTTCTTTTTCTTGGAAGGTTTCTTAGCTGCTTTTGGATCATTCCACAATGTTGGATTGATTCTACCAGCAGCTTGCTTAAAGGTTACAAAATCTTTTTTATAAAGATCATAATAATAATCAAAAAGATCTACTGCTTTACCTGCCATAGTTAAATCATATCTCTCTTCACCATCTACTTTATAAGTTACAAGGTATGCTGTGTAAGGGAGACTGGTATCTTCAGCGTCTTCTAATTTACAATTCTCTTTAATAACCTTCATGATCTACCGCCCCATTCTATCTGTGGAAATGCCTCAGATACAACAGCCTTGGTAATACGCTTATACTTTTTACTTAATTGTCCATCTTTAATTAAGCACAGAAGTTCTGCTTCTTCTCCAGACAAACCTTCTAGGAGTTGAACAAACATAGCTTCACGTTTAAGTCCACTTAATCTGTTATCACCTCCTTGAAAGAACCTATAGAGACCTTTATACTCATGTTCTAAACGAGTATGATCTGTCCCTACAGGTGCATCATTAGGTGTGTAAGGAACCTCACCTTCAGGAAGGACAGAGATAACACTATCATCAAAGTTAATAATCATTAATTGCCTTAAGGCAGTACTATTATTATCTCGAAGAAGTTTTATCTTCTCTGCTTTTGTCTTTGCATTAGAGACCTTACGTAAGATCTCACTAATAAGTAACCGAGGGTTACTATTTTCAATAGATTTGGGCATAATTAATCCTCATCATCAGTTTCAAGTTCATTTTCTCTACGAAGGTAAAGATACTCATCATGAATCATGTTACCATGTTCATCTAACATTTCTGGATGTATAACTGCTCTTGCATAAGCAGCATTCTCAACATAATCTTCGACATAGCCTTTGGCTAACCAAGAAACAGTTACTCCAAGAATAAATGCTCCAATTACAACTAGGACAACGAGTGCAATAATCATTGGTTCCATAGTTCTCTCCGTAGCTATTTTTATTTAGAAGAGATTTCAAATAAGATTTTTCTCTTTGAGATATCTCACCGTCTCAGTACATCCACCGAGGTTTTGATCGGCAAGTACAACTTGAGGAAAGGTAGATCCTTTACCAAATTGATTATAGAATGCTTCTCTTTGAAAGTCAACACCTAATTTATATTCTGCATAATTATATCCTTTACCAGATAAAACTTGCTTAACCCTTGTACAATAAGGGCAACCATCTCTTGTGTAAACAGTAAAATTCATATGTTTTGAAAGAATAAAAAAGGGTGTCCGAAGACACCCTTTATTTAGTTGATCAGTTCAACTTAGAATGTGAACTTAAGACCTAGCTTAGCACCCCAGTCGATGATGTTGTCACCAGAAGCGTCTTCGCCATTGGTAGCACCAGAGATCTCTCCGTATACATCAGTAGCTTCAGCAAGAGCATAAGTAGCACCAACCTTACCAGAAAGTTCTGTTTCTGTATCGTCAGTAGCATCACTATGGTTTAGTGAAGGACCACCTTGTACATAGTAAGCAACCTTACCTTCAGAAGCAACACCCTCATATCCGATATGGATATCAGTAGCTGCAGAAGAATAATCTCCATCAGGATATGAAAGGTTTGACTCGACATTCACATATGGACCAGCAAAAGCTGCACCAGCGAGTAGGAATGGAGATGCTGCAACAGCAGCGATTGTTGATTTAATAGACATGTTTTTTGTTTAAGTGTCTCGCAAGGATACAATAAGACCCTGCGGATGATAGACTTCCCCGACATGGGAGTCTGTTTTCATTCAACACAGGGTTACGATTGTTTCGAGTCCTTTGTTATGAAGGTATTTATAATAGCACAGACCTCTAATTCTTGTCAAGTGTGCCAGTTTTTGAACTGGTTTCTTTCTGGTTTTCCTCCTGTTTAATACGCCACTTAACCTGTTTAGCATACTTTACCTCTTCAGGTGTATACCAATCAGGATGTTTCTTTGCTCGTTTTAGTATCTTCTTTGCTGCTTTTTTGTCGTTCATATTTTAGTTGCTGATTGTATTGTTCTAATTTCTGTCTGGATTCTACTAACTTTCTTGCTGTCTCAAGACTCTGCTCTTTAAATTTTTTTGGATTGAAATTCAAACTAACTAAATCTATAGGTTCATCTAAAAAATCAAACTCTGCATCAGAGTCACCAAGAATTTCTTTCAATTTCTTTGGTAGATTTTCATTTTTTATCTTAGGTAGATCCATATTTAAGGTGTAAGTGAGTACTCATAACCTGTTGCCATCCTAGTATGCCACAACAAATTACCATCACCAGGAGTATTTAGGTCTAGTGATGTTGCTATTATAGCATTAGTTGCAGTAAATGTACCAACATTTATCTGTGCTTTACATGGCATTACCATAGGTGATAGTGATGATATTACTATAGTATTAGAAGGGTTCCTTAAAGTCCAAGCAATACCAGCAGGATTTAATGACCATGTATTAGGTGGTCTATCCATATTTGTTATGGTAGCAGTAATAGTATAGGTACCAGGAGAAACGTTCTGTAAAGAATGATACGAAGAAACATTATATGATTGCTCTTCAGTAGTTGTTATTACTGTAGATCCATTCCAAGAAATAGATCCAGCATTATCAGACTGACATTCAAAAACATAGTTACCTGCTTCTGTAACAGTATAAGTCCAAGTAGCAGTCCAAGGAGTACCTACTAAAGTATCAGTATTTGATGGGTATATACCATATGTTTTTAAGAAAGAAGACCAACCAGTAGTTTCATACCATCCACTAGGACCATCAATAGACCTAACCCATCCAGTAGAATCTTTAAAACATATCCTCTGATTATTATTCTGTATATCAAACCCAGCTGGGTTCTCTAATATAACTGCTGGATATGTTTTATTAGCTCTAACATTTAAAGTCCCTGATACCGATCCAGTCTCTGTATTTCCTTGAACAAGTACAACATCACCAACAGCATAAGTTCCTAATGCTTTATTAGGATAAAGATTAGTACTACCAGATTGATTATTAATGTTTCCAATGGTTACTGTTGCATTACAATCATCACCATCAAAATCTTTAAAGCATATTTGAGCACCACCATTTCTAATAGTAAAACCACCAGTACTATCAACAATATTACATTCGTAAGTTTCACCTGCATATACAGTAACTGTAGCGGAATCACTACCAGAATAAACAGATGTATTTTGTGTAAAGGATGCACCAGCAACAGAGTAAGTTCCTAATGCAGTACTAGCAGTACCAGGATTATCAGCCCATGCAAAGTTCAATGTTAACTCTGCAAACCCACTACCAGTACAAACTAAGTTACCTTGACCATCAAAGTATGCCTGAACATTACTAGTATAATTATACGTTGTTATATCCTCATCCCAAGTAAGATCTAACTGAACATTTCCCTCACCATTACCTGACGTTACTATATTACCATTACTATCAAATGTAATAGTCATAGAAGCTTCACCTGAAGTCTGTCTAAGAACCCAAGCAACACCAGCTGGATTATTACCCCACCTATGATCATTAAATCCAGTAGCATTATTAACTGCAGCAGTTATTATATGGTTACCTGCTGTTGCTCCAGTAAAAGTATATATTGTACTCGTTTGGAAAGAACTAACCGTTCCTTGAACGGTACCATCCCAAGATATTTCTACAGTATTATCTCCCTGCACTTCCAATTCATAATTACCTGCAACAGGAAGAACAACATTCCATGTAGCAGTTTGTGTAACACCAGCATATGTATTTTGATTTGAAGAAAATACTGCATACGTATTCATAAAATCAGACCAATCCATATGAGGACTAGAAGGAACCCATGTTACATTAGTAGTATTAGCAGCACATACACTACCTCTACAAATTTTTATATAATATCCTCCTGGATTTACATCCCAACTATAAGGATCACCTCTATAAAGATTAATAACTTCAAATGTTAATCTATGATCACCTGCTGTAAGGTTACTTAGACTATAAGTTTGTGTTCCTAACCCAGAAGTGTATGCAACATCTTCATTATAAAGTATGTTACCTATGGGATCATACCAAGAAAATTTAGATTTATTATCAGACTGAAACTCAATTGTATATGAACCGTCACTTGGAATAGTAATCATTGCTTCTGCTTCTTGCCAAGTGTTTAAGTAAGGATCTATAACATCATTAGCAGGTTTAACACTATAAATTGCATAGTCATCTAAGAATTGTGTCCAAGGAACAGCAGCATTATCTGGTGGTCCTGTCCTTACCCAATCATTTGTTCCACCTTGTCCAGAATTACCAGCAGCAGTACATTGAAGTGACGATGTTACAATATTATTACTAGAATCTCTAACTACCCATCCAATACCAGCAGGATTAACATTCCATGTATTATCAAGACCCCAATCATTAGTGATCCTTACTACCATAGTATTCTCACCCTCATTAAGAGTAGTAGTTGATGTATAAGGAGTACTATATGGTCCAGTTCTAAAAATACCTCCTGGATTAGCAGTCATAAAGGTACTTGTACTACCATTCAGATATATCTCGGCAGTATAATCACATCCAAAAGTAAATCCATATGTATCTGTTGATGGTATATCAATTGTATAACTAATCTCTTGTACTAAACCAGGTAGAGTACATACTTGAGGATTAACCCATACAGCATACTTATTACCTTCATCACTCCAGTAACCAGTAGCATTTGATTGAACGTCTGTAGTATTAACCTGCCTTATCTCTACAGTTGCATTGCAATCATTACCATGTAAATCTTTAAAGCATAATTTCTTACCATCATCTTGAACAAGAAATCCTCCACTATTATCTGTGATAATAGCATTGTAAGTATTACTGTATTGGGGACCACTACCAGTAGATCCTGCTGTTACTGAGAATGATGTTTGAGCTGTCCCATGTCTTACACCAGGTGTTTGAGTAAAAGTCTGACCTCCAACACTATAAGTTCCTAATGCAGTATCGTATGCATTAGGATTATCACTCCATAAAAAATCTAGAATAATAGTACCACTAGTACCAGCAGTATCACTTGTAATAACTATATTACCATTAGGATCAAACGTGGCATCTAAAAGATCATCACTTAATATAGATTCAAAAGTAGAAGTTACAGGAAATGTTATTGGTGCTGACTTTGCTTTCTTATATCTTGTTACCGCAGTTCCATTAGCGGTGTAAAATGTTTGAGGAAGTATATTAATATCAGGATCAAATGGAACACAAGTATCTGGATTTAATCTAGGTCTATAAAAATCCTGATAAAGTCCAAAGGTATCTTTATGATAAGGAGACCAAGGAAAACAAACACCATCAGGATCTATACATTTATCCCATCCACCTTTGTCAGGTCTATAATCCCAGTCCCATATACAATCATAATATTCTATAAAACCATTTGGTAGAACCCTTTTCTTACATAACCTACTATTTCTCCAAGGTAATTTTGCCCCTGTTATATCCTCATACTTTGAATAATCAGGGTGATCACCCCAATCCATAATGGGAACATAAGGATCTTCAGGATCTACAAGGATCGGTTTAAAAGATTGTTTTTGTTCTTCAGTTAGGACAACATCACATACTGGTCCTAATGGTCCTGAAGGATAATAATATGCCATTAAAAAGTATGGGGTCTACGATCTATTTATTTCTCTTGCTTAATATCATATTCTATAATAATTTTTTTAGATGATCTACCCACACTATTCAATGTCTGAGTTCTTTCCACTTGACCACCTAATTCACCAGCAATACATAGTATTTCGGCAATTAATTCTCCTTCATCATTCATAACCCTTCCTCCTTTTCCAATCGTTGTACATTCTACCATACATCATACCCTCATGGGATTTTATATTATCTCCCTTAAGAAGTTCTATCTCTCTTTCATTTAAGTCAGCGTCCATAGCAATATATTCTCTCTCCCAATCTTGAACGTCTTTAATCATTTGTTCTCTCATAATTAACCCTGCCATACTAAGTCAGGCATTGCCTGTTGTCCTGGTCGCATTACAAATAATAATATAGCATAACATACGAACCATATTATATTAAACAACCATGCTTGTCTCCAGAAATACTTTCTGACTGCCATAGACCTAAGGACTTCAGGTGCTTTTTGCTGTGCTCTAAAAATTGATTCAATAACAAATGCAATGATACATCCTATGACCAATGGCCAAAATACAAAGTTAGCAAATGACATTATCGATATTAAAAAGGTCATTGAAAATCCTCTAGTGTAAATAAACTTACTAATTCTATTCCGTTCTCCTTCATATATTTAACACCTCCCTCCTGCCTATCCACTATAGTAACAACCCTATCAACATGGTATCCAGCATCTCTTATCTTCTCAACTGCTTTTAAAGATGATCCACCAGTTGTAACTACATCTTCTAATACAGTAACACAATGACCCTTCAATGGTAACGGACCTTCTATCCATGCCTGTGTACCATGTCCCTTTGCCTCCTTACGTACTATTAATGCATTGAGTATACGTTCTTCAGACCATGCTGCAAGAGCAACACCACTAACTAAAGGATCAGCACCCAAAGTAAGACCAGCAACAGCAGCAGCATCTTCATTAACATACTCTAACATATACTTAGATGCTAATGCTAATCCTTCACCACTTAATATAACAGGTTTACAATTAATATAATGTTTACTGGGACGACCAGAAGAAAGTAAGTACTCACCTTTACGATAAGCATCTTTCTTTAATAAATTTAATAAGTCTTCTCTATACATGAAAAAGAAAGTCGTTAGACTTGATTATTATAACACAAAAAACCTTAAAGGACAAAAAAATACCCCGAAATTTTTTCGGGGTATCTGGGAATCAATAAGTGATTTTGGTTTTAACCTACGCTAGGAGCAACAAGTGCAACTTCAGATGTCTCAGCAGATGCTAAGTCAAGTGGGAAGTTGTGAGCATTACGCTCATGCATTACTTCCATACCAAGGTTTGCTCTGTTAAGAACATCACCCCAAGTAGGAACAACCTTTCCGTTTGCATCAACAACCGACTGGTTGAAGTTGAATCCGTTCAAGTTGAATGCCATTGTACAGATACCCATAGAGGTTAACCATACACAGATCACAGGCCATGAGGCAAGGAAGAAGTGTAGTGAACGAGAGTTGTTGAATGAAGCATACTGGAAGATAAGTCTACCAAAGTATCCATGAGCAGCAACAATGTTATATGTCTCTTCTTCTTGTCCGAACTTGTAACCATAGTTCTGAGAATCTAACCCAGTTGTTTCTCTGATTAGAGAAGAGGTAACAAGTGAACCATGCATAGCACTAAAGAGTGCTCCTCCAAACATACCTGCTACACCTGCCATATGGAATGGATGCATTAGGATGTTGTGCTCTGCTTGGAATACGAACATGAAGTTGAACGTACCTGATATACCTAGAGGCATACCATCAGAGAAGGATCCTTGACCGAAAGGATACACAAGGAAGACTGCGAATGCAGCAGATACTGGTGCAGAATATGCAACACAGATCCAAGGTCTCATACCTAAACGATATGATAACTCCCACTGTCTACCCATGTAAGCAGAGATTCCAATAAGGAAGTGGAAGATTACTAACTGATATGGACCACCATTATACAACCACTCATCTAGTGTGGCAGCTTCCCATATGGGATAGAAGTGTAATCCGATAGCGTTAGAGGATGGAACGACAGCACCAGAGATGATGTTGTTACCATACATGAATGAACCTGCAACAGGTTCACGAATCCCGTCGATATCTACGGGAGGAGCAGCGATAAACGCCACGATAAAGCAAGTAGCAGCAGCTAACAAG